GTTTATTTTTAATGTCTTGCTCTGTGCCTTGTTTTTGCTTAGTTATTGTTTGACAAATTTTCTCTGCCAAGCTCTTTGTTTTTTCTTCATCTAATCCTACGATGTCATCTAAAAATCCAGAATAATCTTCCTCTTTCAATCCTGCTCCTGCAAAAACACTTTGTGCAGAATATCTACTTACTTTTTTTAAAGCTTGTTCATATTCTTGTTCTTTTTGTTTTGCCAAAGCTTGTGCTTTTTCATCATCTGTCATCTTAGATTGTTTGTAGTCATTAAACTCTGTCTGTAAATTCTTAAAATTTGTTTCTTGACCTGCTAAGGTCTCTTTGAACCTTTTACGTTCATTTGCTAAAACATCTGCTGATACGTATTTGGCACTAACCATTTTTTGTATAGCATCAATTTTTGCATTATCATCTAATTCTGCATTAGACAATACGTTTGCTAATTCTTCGTTCTCCATCTTATTCTCCTTTCACACCTACCTCATTTTTTCCCAAGTGAGTGCTTGTATTGGCGTGTCTAGTGATACCCTCACTAGCAAGGTTATTTATATTATTAGATTCTTTTCCAGAATTTGAAATCTTAGTTTCTTTCCAGAAAGTATCTCCATAATAATTTTTAGCTTTTTGATAAACATCATTTGGGTCTGAGAATAGTCCACAGCTTGCAAATGCAACATCTGGTGGCACTTGAGCTGACATCATATTCATCAATCCTTGTGTTTTTATCAATAAGTTGTCTGATTTATTTCTTGTAAATTTAATATCTATATCACTTAATTTCAAATCTTTTATTCTGTTTTCTTTATCTTTACTTAAATCCTTACAAATTCTAATTGCTAACTTTAAAAATCTTCTTTCGGATTTTTTAAACGAAAGCTCATCTTGTTTTGCTCTTTCATCTGCTATAGTCCATCCTTCTCCTAAAAGTCTGGCTTGTCCTGTATCTCCTCCTGATGGCTTATCATTAAGTCTTGGAATTCCTACTGTTGACAAAATATTGTCATATGTATCATCTAGCACAATCTTTGTTTCACTATGTACTAATTGATTTGTCAATAATTTTACATCTGCAGGTTTGTCTGAGCTTTGAGAAGTTACCTGTATCGCTCCTAAAGCCACTAATTCTTTAAATCTTTGAGCATCAATTTCTTGGTTCACAAAAACTAATAAACTTTGTATAAACTGGTCTATTCCATCTATGTCTGCTGATTTTATTCTGTTCAATGTATTCAGTTCTGACATTACTAGCTCGATTAAACCTATCCTTGAATTATTTAATGGATATTCAATTATCCTTTGTCCTTGAATTGCTAGTGGATATGCCTTTAACTCTGTATTAAGTACATTTACTGGTTGAGGCAATATTGTTAGTTCAGAATTTTTTTCTTCAAACAAATATTTATGTTTATCTGTATATATTGTTATCACTCGATAATTTACTACCTGTGGAGCTTCTTCACTGTTCATAACATTATCCGAAAAATAACTTATATAGCCACTAAACAGTGGTTCTTCTTTAATTCCACTATGATATACTACGAATGTTTTTCTAGGGTCTGGCACAGATAATTCAAAAGGTGCATCGTCTTCTTCACCTTGCTTGTCCACTTCTATCCATCTGTAAGCAGTACCACATATATATTGCCATTCTGCTATTTCTTTATCTAAACTAGATTTATCTTCACTTTCCATAAATTTATTAAGCAAAGATATTTCTGGATTTAACTTTTCTCCATTTTTTTCACCTTTTTGAACATATTGGATAGGTTCTCCATAAACATAAGATTTTTTAAATTCAACTATTTCGTAAGCATGATTTTCTAAAACCTTATTGTTTATTTCTGGTCTAACTATCTTCTGTTTGTCCCATATAGGCTGTTTGCCTTTATAAAAATTGTACAAATAATCAATCTCGCCAGCATTTATTTCATGTTCTCTAAGGACCTGTGGCAATATTTTTAGCAATACTTCTTCATCTATCTCTTCCTTACTATATGATGAATATATCTTTCTTCTGCCAAAATACTGTATTATTTTTTCTGGTACTATCTCATTCTGTGCTGGTGCTGACATTATTTCTTCTTCAACATTTTCAACATTGCTTTCTGTTGTGTCTGACATTTAATCACCCCATATAACGCTAAAAAAATGAGCAGATAAATACGATTTCTCGTAAATACTGCTCATTTTCAAGCTATTTAATGGAGTTGAATTAGCAAGATACTGCATTCCCTCCACTACATAAACTGTATCTTTTTTAACCCCTTTGTCGCGCATAAAATGCGAACAAATACTCTCTCTTAATTTCACCCTAGCATAATTTTTATTGTTTGTCAATAGGTTTGTTGATTTTTTTTGCTTTTTTAATTTTAAATTTTCTGCTTACAAATTTATTGCATTTTTCTACATATATCACAGTTTCCCCATCTTTATTTTTCTTTCTATTTACCTTTTTCATATACTTGGTTTTAACATTACTATACCTATAATCGAAGCACAATTCATGATATAAACATCTTTGGCAAATATTACTCATATTCCCAACAACCTCCTATCAATTCCAACTGGAACACTTGGTTTGCTTCTTTCAAGTATCAATTCACTGGCACACATACAAATACTATCTGGAGCATCGTCATACTTATTTGGATAATCAAATGAATAAGTTGTTAAATTTTTCATGAATCTGCCATAATCTGTATTGGATTTTACTGTTTTCTTATCTCTAAAGACTATTTTTGTAATTACATCGTATCTCATATCTTTTATACGATTTTCTTTTTTTACCGTGTTATATTTAGTAATTATTTGGCAAGTAAAATTCTTTGCTTTTAATTTATCTCCTATTACTTTTGCTAAACTTTCGTCTGTATTTTCTTCTATTACTAATTTGCGTATGTTGTATGCAATTATAAGGTTCACTATGTCGTCGTAAAGCTCCCTTACAGCCTTTTGCCTGAACAAGCAAGCATCTAATATGTACTTGTCCCTAAAAGGTCTTAAAATCGGCATAGCGAGGTTATCTTTTCCTCTTCTTGTAGGGTCAATTACAGCTAAGCAATAATTTTCCGCTTCTTCTGGGATATTTTCAATAGTTTGTAGGTTATCCCACGCAAATTCTAACCCTGATGGAGCAATAGGTTCTTGTTGATAAACACAAGCCCATAAAAATGGGTCTGTTGTATCTCTTAATTTAATAGCCTCTTTTGTACTCATTACATCTGGACATGTTGATTCATCATTTTCATCTAGTAAGGGTATTCTTATAAATACAGCACTTCCGTCAACCGCTTCCCAAACATACTTAAATTTCTTGCTAGGAACTACTAATACTGTACTTTCAATGTCTTCTGATACTCTATTTAGTATATCTTCTGGCGACCACATTGTTCCTGCAAAAATATATTTTGTTGTCTTCCCTGTTCTTCTGTTATACCATTCTGTTTTCCAACTGTTATATATGTTTTGATGAACAGCGCTATTAGTTGCTTCGCTTGCTCCTTTAGTCATATCATCAAATATTATTGCTTTACTAGCTCTAACACCAGTTACAGACCCCTCTCTTGTTCTTGCAATATGCGAAGGTTGAACATCTGCTCCTTTTCCTTTTAATATCCAATCACTTTCCTTCTCTTTTGCAAATGGTTTGTCTCCATATTTCTGAAAATTAGGAAAAACATCCCTATATCTAGGATTTCTTATCGTTCCTTGTACAGACCTACTAAAACCTAGTACTAATTCTTCTGAATATGACATCCTTAATATGCTATTTGTAGTACTTAAACCATATATCCATGCAGAAAACATGTTTAAAGTATAAGATTTTCCATAAGAGGGAGGATAAGATGCAACTACGTACTCCAATTCTGGGTCAAAAGCACTCTTGTTTAGATAAAATACTAATGGTTTTAACACATCTCTTCTAGTTCCTAAAACCTTCTTAGGCATATCCCACTCTATATAATCTATAAAATGCTCCAAAGACCTTCTTCCAGCAAATGCATAGGCATTTTGATATAAAATATAATATTTATTCATCTGTTCTTCACTTTTACAAACTTCTATTCGATATTCTACAAGCGGAATTAAGTCTGTTATTGCATATCTACAAGCCTCCAACTCCACTTTTATCCTCTTTTTTTCATCTTTTTCACTATCAAAGTAATGTCATAGGAGTTGATAGAGGTTTTGACACATTTTAAATATTGATTCCTCGTCTAAATCTCTCTTTTTTCTTAGAATTAATATTATTTCCCTTATTGTCTTTTCTACTTCCGTCATCTGTTGCTCCTTTT